GAGCGCGGTCTGGCCGGCCAGCGCGTTGACCCAGGCGCCTTTGCCCATGGCATCGGCCTGGTTCTTGTGCAGGTTGTACATGGTGCCGACGTAGCTGGTCATGGTGGCCGCGTCGGCCTTGGTCGCCTTGGCCAGCACGTTGGAGGCATGGGTGAAGGTGGCCAGTTGGCTGCCGGTCAGGCCCTTGATGGCGCCCTCCACCTGGTAGGCCGAGGCGACAAAGGCCTGGGCGTTTTCGCCGTAGGCCACCGAGAACGACAGCGCCTTCTTGTTGAGCGCGTCCAGGGCGTCCTCGGCGACGCCCAGTGAGCGCACGTCCGCCAGCGCACGGTTCATCTCCAGGGCAGGCTGCATCGCCTGAGTGATGGCCACGCCGGCGCCGACCATCCCGGCCAGGCCGATGCCCATGCCCTTGATGTTCTGCTGGCCTTTCTCGGCCAGCTCGCTGAAACCCATTCGCACCTTGGCCAGCGGGGCGCTGACCATGTCGTTGAGGCGCAGAATGAAGTCCAGCTTCGTGCTGTGATTCGCCATTGGTTCCTACCCGTTCAGCGCCCTGGCGATGCCGTTGGCCACGGCATACTCCATGCGCTTCCAGTACTCGTCTTCCAGCCACTTGGCGGTGCCCATGTTTTCCACGGTGGGCGGCTCGCCGGGTAGCCAGCGAGTGGTCAGGGCCACCAGCTGGCTCAGCCCGCTTTCGCTCAGTCGTTCTGCATGGGCGAGGGCTTTTTTACGGTGACCTCAACGTCGGGGCCGTACTCCTCCAGGAGCGTGTTGGCCAGTTGCATGGTGAGCATCGGGTTCTTCAACAGGGCCTTGAGGGCGGCACGCTCCTCCTGGTGCACGGTGTTGCTCAGCAGGTTGTTGGCCGGGGCCACCTTGCTGTTCTGAGTGATGCTGTTGAAGTACTTGGCGACGTCGGCGGCATCCACGGTAAAGCGGAAGTCGGCGTCGCCCACGGTCAGGGTGATCTCGCGGCGTTCGGTCATGGGGTATTCCTCGGATTGATGTGAAAGTCGATGCACAGGCGGGCGTAGTCCTGCAGGCCCAGGATCATCTGGCGGCTCAGGGCGAGCTCGTCGCGGAGGGCGAGATAATCCTGTCGAGCCTGGGCAGTGAGTTCGGGGGTTCCTGCATCAGCCACGCCGGCGGCGCCGGTGGGCTCGCAGGTGGCGTTGACGAGCAGCCGCCGCTGACCAGCAGCAACAGCAGCGCGCAGACGGTCGTTTTCGGCCTTCGCATGGGTCAGCTCCTGGGTGTGTCGGGCGTCGATGGCGGCGGCCTCGATCGCCAGTTGGCGCTGGAGGCGCAAGGTGGTGGCCAGGCTGTCGGCACGGGCCGTGGCCTGCTGGTGTTTCTCCTGGGCGGCACCCAGCGCGACGCTCTTCGAGCCGTAGGCGACGTACAGGCTGTACAGCGCCAAGGCGAGCGCGGCGCAGAGGATGGCCAGGGCGCGGGTCATTGCAGGCCCACCTCGCACAGCGCGCGCTCGGCGGCTCGCCGGCGCACCAGACCGGCCAGCTCGCGGCCGCCGGCGAATACCCAGCGGCTCAGCTCGGCGCAGGCGCCGGCCACGTCGCCAGCATTGAGCAGGCGCAGCAGGGTGGAGCGAGCAAATGCGCCGGCGCCGACGTTGTAGGTGAACGAGGCCAGGGCGGCCCGGCGGGTGTCCGGCTGCGGGTGCAGGGTGTGGCGGTCCACGGCGGCCAGCGCAGCGCCCAGCTCACCGGCCAGCAGTGCGTCACACTCGGCGTCCGTTGCGGTCTGGCCCAGGCTCACGCCAGCGGTGATGCCGTCGCAGATCGTGGGGATGCCCACCGGGTCCAGGTACGCCACCAGGCTGCGTCCCTCGAACCAGGTCACCAGCGCGCCGGCCATGCCCAGGGCGCCGCTCAGTGCGCCGATGGCGATCTTCTGGCGCAGGTTCACGGCTTGGCCTTCCAGTTGCGCAGCATGTCGCGGTACTTGGGAGCCAGCAGCAGGATCTGCAGCACCATGTACAGCGCGGTCAGCATGTAGGCCACGGCGGACCAGTCGATGGCGCCGGTGGCGCCGGTGGCCGCCACGCCGAGCGCCGGTGCCGCCTTGGCGAAGGCGACGCCGGTGTCCTGGGCGACCTGTTGGGTGTTGCTCATCGTTGAGCCTCGAGTTTTTCGAAAAGGGTTTGGCACGGCACGCAGCGGATGACGCCGCCGATGGCCTGGCGCTCGGCGGGGATCGGCTCGTCGCAGGTCAGGCAGGTTTCTCGGCTCGGCAGGTCCGTGCGGGCGCGGCGCAGCGCCGCCTCCAGCGCCTGCGCGCGGTCCCGCTCCTCGTAGGCCTGTGCGCGATCGAGCCAGTCCGCCATCAGCGCAGGCCCTCGATTTCGGTGGCATCCAGGTAGGGCACGCCGTTGATGCGGATGAAGTCCGGGCTGGTGACGTCGAACGGGACCTTGTGCTTGGTCTTCTCGCCGCCCTTGGAATCGATGTTCAGCAGGCTGCTGACCTTCAACTTGCAGCCGAAGGCCTCGACGCGCATTTCCTCGGTGCCGGCCTTGGCGAAGAACACGCAGTCGAACGGTTCCAGCTTGCGGAAGCTGCCGGCGCGGCCGGCGGCTTCGATCAGCAGGGCGAAGTTGTTGCTGTCCAGCTCGAACTCGCCGCTTGCGGACACGTCGCCGTCCACAAGGCCATTGGGTACGCCACGGTCCTGTGCCACCGCGCTGTTGTCGGTGATGTCCAGGGTGCAGGTTTCGACGTGGACCTGCAGGTCACCCACGTTGATGTCGAAGTTCTTACCGCCAATACGCGACATGGCTTATTGCTCCTCGGTGGACAGGTCCAGGGCGATGTTTGCCGTCAGGTCCTTCGGGCAGTTGTAGGGGCGCACCTTGATGTAGGCCTCGATCTTGGTCTTGCTCAGCCACACCAGCTCGATGTCGCCGTCCTTGGGCGGCTCGATGTCGCCCGGGAATTGCTGACCCATGAACGCCACGGAGCGGCCCATTTCGCGCAGCGGCTTCATCAGTGCGGACTTGGTGGCGGCCATGCTGCCGGCGGTGTTGTTGACGGAACGGTTGGCCACCCGCTGGATCAGCAGCAGGCGCACGCGGCGGGCTGCCTTGTCGGCGATGCGCAGGTACTCGACCACCTGGAAGTCGCTGCCCGGGGCATCCAGCATGTTGCCGTCGCCCCAGAACACGCCCGGGTAGTCCGCGTAGGTCTGCGGTACGGAGAAGCGCGCCTTGTCCAGTTCGGCCAGCGTGGCCGAGGGCAACGGTTCGCCTTTCACGTCGACAGGTTCGGGGCCCAGCCCCATCACGGCGCCGGTGGCGACACGCATCGGGCTGTCGGCGATGCTGACGGCGGCGTTGGCCAGGCGGCCTGCCAGCACGCCCTGGTTGTTGCCGTGCAATTGCGGCGTCACCAGTACCCGCGGCGCGGCCAGCCCGTTGACGATGGCCTTCTGTTCGGACAGGTACTCGGACCAGTCCTGGGTGGGGTCGATGCCGGCAGTGGCGGCCATGAAGAACACGCGGCGACCGTACTGGTTACCGATCGCGATGGCCTTGTCGTGCATGGCAGACAGTTCGGCGCCGGCCGTCACCGGGGTAGTGATGACAATGGCTTCGGGCGATACCTCGCGCATGGCCAGATCGACCGCGTCACTCCAATCGTCGCCGTCAGCGAGCGGGATGGCGGCGCATGCCCAGCGGTCGCCGCCGTTCTGTCGAGCGGCAATGATCTGGGTCTTCAACTCGCTGGCCTGGGCGCCCAGTTCGACGTCCAGGTCGCTGTCGGTATTGAGGGGCAGCACCTTGCCGGTATTGGTCGCACCGGTGCCGATGAACAGGAAATAGCGCTCGATCTCGCTCACGGCACCCTGGCCGAGGTTGAGGTTGTTCACGCTGACTTTGCCGAGTGCCATAGGGTGCCTCGTTAGCGGGGAGAGTTAAGGATTTGGTGCAGGACCTGGTTCACCAGCAGACGGGTGTCGCGCTCATGATCGGCGCCCAGGAACTGGCGTTTGGGCAGGGTGATTTCCCAGCTCTGGGCCCCCGAGGATTCGGCTCTCTCGTTCTGCAGAATCCGGATCAGCAAGCCCGCCTGCTGGTACTGCACATGCTCAAGAATCCAGGCTACGGAGGGCCGGGAGAGGCCCTTCTTTCCGGCCTGGCGTACCTTGAAGCCAAGGCGGCGAAGGCGCTTGGCCTGTTTTTCAGTGGCACCCTGACCGGGGCGGACCTTGTTCCAGCGGCGCAGCTGCGCGGCAGTCCGTCGTTCGCTGAGCCCGTAGTGCTGCTGGGCGGCAATCCAGCGAGTCAGCCCGTTTCGCCACCCGAGAACGGCCTCGTCAGGACTGAGCCGCGTAACCTGCAGCAATTTGCCCAAGCCGACTTCCATCTTCTTGTTGGCTTTCTCCGGGTTCTTGCGGGGCGCAAAAGGGGTGCCATCGAGGTTCTTCTGGTCACGGATGCGTTGGCGGCTCATGCTCCGCACGCGCTTGGAGACGTTGTTCAACAGGCGCCGGCGAAGCTGCGGCGTCAGGCGGAGCAATGCCAACTGTTCAGCTATCCCGAGATAACCGCGGGCATCCAGCTCGAAGGTGCTACGCGCCATGGCTCACCTCGCCCTGCTGAGCCACCCACAGATCGAACGGCACGAGCGCCCAGCGCTTGTCGAAGGCTTCGATCTCGCCGTCGGGGTCTTCCGCCAGATGCAGCGGCTCGACGAATTCCAGGGTGAGCTCCACATCGAACAGGTCGTTGTCCAGCGGCTCGATGTCGAAGGTGGGCGCCGGCAGGTCTTCGTCGCGCTCGGCGTCGTGGTTTACCAGCCAGCTGCCGACCAAGGCCATCAGGCGGCCCGGATGCTCGGCGAAGCGCTCCAGGACGATGACCGCCCGGTAGCGCTGATTGCCCATCAGCAGGCCGGAGGTGGTGGGCTTCCACAGCAGCTCCAGCGTGACCTGTTCGGTCCAGCTGTCGAGCTGTTCTGGCAGCACCAGGCCGCGCTCGAGCAGGTATTGGGTCAGGCCGCGCAGCTTGTTCATAGCAACACCGCCGTGATTCGACTGCGACCCTGCAGGGTGCGGACCGCCTGCTGGCTGAAGGCAAGAAAGGTCTCTGCGCGCTCGGGCAGTTCCTTGCCGGTGTTCTCCGCCGACTCACGGCGCGTCACGGTGGCGAACTGTGTCAGCAGGCTCGCCTTGGCACGGCAGTACACGGCGCGCTTGTAGATGGCCGCCTGGAAGGGCCCCGGGCCGGTGGTGCCCTCGGCGAGCAGGGCGGCCTTGCGCCGGTCGAGATCCGCGTTGACCTCGACCAGGGCGGTGGTCAGTTCGGCGACCAGCATGTCCACCAGGTACTCCGCCGGCAGGCGGTAGCCCTTCTGGAACTCGGACACGGAGAGGTCCGGCCAGAAGCCGTCGTTCTCGATTGTCCGCTCCACGAAGGAGGTGGGTTTTCCGCCAAAGCTCATCTGCTCATCGCCAGGAATAGGGCGGGGTGGCTGTCGTTGGGGTTACTGGCTGCAAGCAGCCGGAACGCCAGGACAGGCCCCGCTGGGGGT